AATGTATCGCCACCAGTCCATGCAGGGTCTACACCGATAATTACAGGTAGGTTATTAAACTCACCAACTCTGTACATTCGCTTTTGTGCTTCATCTACAATTGATGCGGATATGAATTGTGTATCCGATGCACTAGGGAATATCCCTCGTACACGTACTTTTACAAAGTCGCTATCTTCACCATGAATATCAACCCATTCTTGCAATTTAACTTTGTTAGATACTTTAACAGTTCGACTATCAATTTGTTCCGTGTACCAATATTTACGATACTTTCTGAAACACTCTCTAAATCTTCCACTGTTTCGTGTAGGGTTTCCAAAAGCACACCATATAATTTCTGTTTCCTTATCTGTTAAAGCACCCTCTGTTACTTCCCAAATACTATCAGATATAGCTGATGCTTCATCAAATATGATAAGTATTCTGTTGCCTTGATTGTGTAAACCTGCAAATGCTTCTGGGTTACTTTCACTCCACGGGATAGCATCTATCCGCCACGTTTTTTCATATAGTTTATCAGCACTAAACAATGCAGTAGCCGTATACGTGAATAATTCCTTACCAATAAATAAGTTGTACCATTTGTTAAGTTCTGGCCATGTTTTAGATATTAACTGCTTTTCTGTGTTAGCAGTAACTACTCCTCGTGTGTTTTCGTGAGTAGCCATAGCAAACAAAATCAAAAATGATACCAATGTTGATTTCCCAATACCATGTCCAGATGCAATCGCAATTTGTATTGCTTTAGAAAGGCTTTTCCCTTTCTTTAGTTCTTTACCAATCTTTTTCAAGATTTTAATTTGCCACTTATCAGGCCCATCAAAGCGTTCAAGAATGGTATTCTTCTCTCCCCAAGGGAATGCGAAATAAACAAAGCCTAATGGATCATGAGTGAACGAACCCAACGCATCAATCAGTTGCACTCTGTTGTACTTCATCTGATTTCACCCTTGCTTGTTTCATGCGGTCGGATATGTCAATCTCTATTTCTGCATCAAGTTTTACCTTGTCAGTAAATAGCATGTGCCGTTTGCCCAACAACTCAGCTGCTTTGGTTCTATCCGCAATCGAGGCATCCAAACCAAATGCATCTTTTTCTTCTCCATTCATAACCTTAGTTAGGTACTCCAACACTTCATCAGCAGTTGCGATTGTGTTTTTACTACGCTCGTTCATGACTGCATCTATATATTGGCGCACGTTTATTTTTGTTAATAACTGACTACCTTTACTTCTTGCCGTCTTTTCTGAATATCCAGCCGTAATTGCACTCTGTGTTCCGTTGGTGGTCTTAACGTATTCATCAGCAAATATGCGTTCTTTCTTAGTTAGTTTTTGTGCTAATTCATTTATACTCGCCAATGTTACTCACCACCTTTATATGTCTTAACTAAAAATAGCAGTACTTCATGTTGCTTAGTACTGCTATACTCACTTTCTTTCTTATAGAGTTGTCCTTGCTTGAACGTTTTCCCTTTCTTGTACTTATGAGGGAATGTCAGTTTGTATTCCTCTTCCGTGTACATTCGATTAACGATATATACTTTACAAGGCTTATCGTATTTACTCCATGATTGCCTTACATCGACTACATACCGCCTGCCGTTCATTTGTAATGCTTTGAGTAGTTTCTTTATCGTTGGTTGATAATTCACATCAAGCACCACACAATACCGACTATAATCAATACACCGCACACAATAGCTAGGCAATCAATAATACTCAATACGTTATCGTCTCTATGCTCAAACGCATATTTTGCTTTCGCCTGTAGGTCTTTGTTATCTAAATCTTGCGCTGCACGTTTAAATAACGCTCTATCCTTAATGAATTGTTTAATCGCTTTAATCATTTTAGTACTTCACCACCTTTCCGTTTTAGCTTTCCATTAGATCTAACACACAAACCGCATGTACTTTTTCTTGCGTTCCCCTGTGTGATGTATGTTTGACACAAGCCGTCATATTCAATGACATTAGCCGTGCATTTTCCTTTCTTGTTGTTAAGACATTTACTCTTACAACACAATATATCAGTCATCATTTCTCCCCTTTTGATAACTTTATACAAAAAATGAGATATATCGCCGTGGATATACCTCATTATGTGATAATTTTATTCATTTTTATTGTATACTCAAAACCAAAGTTATATAGTTAGCTATTCGCCAACACGAGTATATGAATTGTAATCATGGTTAGCTCACTCTGTCTAACTCTCGCACAATACTCGGTTCCCAACGGAACATATAGCTTTGGTTTTCAATATGCAATTGCACTCTCTAAACTAATACCGCCAGTTGTTTGTAGTATGTAACATTTTTTCGCTTAAGGTTTTATCTCATGAAACGTATAGTTGGTTGTTATTGCAATATTGGAACGGATTATATGTGCGGTATTAGTTTACAAAATGCAATATAAGAGGTGCGGTACAGTTAGAAAATAATATAGATTGTAATGACTTAGAAACAATACTCGTTGATTTTCAAATACAAAATATAAAACCGCACCTCAATTGCTATTTAGTTTTTAGAATTGCTCATTGGCAACTCTTACACCTTATATTCTACTATATGTTTTTATACATATATACTGACATTTACTGACATTTCATGACATTTACTGACATTTCAACTTGCCTATTTCAATTAACGCTTTTTCTTTATACCTCATAGCCTGTCTTTCGTTGAATTGGTTCTCAAAAACCGAATGTGCTTGTTTAGCTGACATTCCAAGTAGGTATTCATAACGTAACATTGTACCGCCTATTTCTTCTGTTAGGCTATTGATCGTGTTGATTACATCACACTTGTACTCGCTCAATTCATCAATCCGTCTGCGTTGTTCTTTTTCTGTATCAATAAACCTTGCTACGCTATTTTCTAATCCGCAAGGAACACCGCCACCGCTCACTTTATCTTGGGAATAATCGATCGCACTAATCGATGTGATGTTACATCGTAGTTGTTCTATTTCTTTTGCAATTGACTTTATTTGTTCATCAACTGTCTTTACAGGCTCAAGGTATTTTCTAGCACCACTAATTAATCTTTTTTCACTTTTTGTCGGTTCATTCAAATATTACTCACCACCTAACCTAACCCCAAGACCAAAGATAATTAACACAATACCAATTATCGCCTGTATAAATAGCATTCGCACACATCCCTCTTCAAATGTATCAAAGGCATCGCTTAAAATCGCTGCTAAAAAAGGTGAAACACCTAATATCATTCCAATTGTAATTAAATTTTCAGCCATATGTTTACACCTCTGCTAGTTTTGCAAGATTCCAATCGGTTGTATCGCCCTCATAATCAGCACTCCAAGATGTTGCACCACATAACCAAGCATACACTCTCTCATCTTTAAAATATGCAAAATGTCGTTTTTCCCATTCATCTTGTTCATACTGTTTAACTAATATAGGTGTATCAACCTTTACTTTGCTCCAGTCAACAATACCTAGATATTCTGCAATATCAATACATTGAGGTTCATCTGTAAAACAAGTGCATTTTATCGGAATGCTAGGAACCCACGTAGTTAACGTTACTGGCTTTTCGTAGAAAAATATATATCCTTTTTCAATTTCCGCTTTTTTATATCCTAATTCATACATAGTTCTAAAAAAATTATCCGTAAATTGTTTATCGTTCATAATTCTTATACCTCATTATGCTTTTTATCACCACAATTTATACCATTCTTTTCTTACTTCGTCATATTGGTATAAATCAGGAAATTCTAATACTATACCATCATCTTTTTTAACAGCCACACCGACTACAAATTGGCTTTCACCACTTTCATAAGCTAACTGTTTTAGAAATTCCATAGCACTTTCTTTTGTTTTGTGTACATCTATAAAATAATCAAAATGTACAACGTATCCGCTATATCCTAACATACTAACCTCTTATGATAAGGCGGATATTTCACCGCCTATATCTATCCAATCAACACTTTAATTAAAATCACAAATCCAAATATCAAAACTACTATCGATACACCCATGATCGCATCAAAGAATAACTCTTGTGCAAATCGGATTGCCTTTCTATTATTTTCTGCATTCATATTAGCCATTGCCTTGAAATCTTTCGTTTTTGTTTGTAGCTTATCTACATTACCTGTACATATCCCTATTGGTGTACACATATTATTTACCTGCTTTCAATTCTTCAACTTCCGCTACTAATTGATTTACCAAATCTTCAAGTTGTTTGATTTTGCCTTTATGGTTAGTTTCATATTCAGAACCCTTACCAAGTCTAAAGGATACACCTGCATTAATCATTTTGTTGGCCAATGTAGCACCTAAGCTAAACATAACGTGTTCCGTTGGTGCATAGAACATACCGAGGGCTACATCATTTGCGTTTTTGTAGTGGCCGTATCCTACCGCAAATGTTAATTTATCATCAGAATTGTAGCCTAGGTAGTGTAACGCACTTAGTGCTGCATTAGATGCACCAGCTTTTGCTACTTCATGCATCACGTTTGAGATTTGACCTACTGTATTACGTTCTAAATCTGTAATGCGTGTTTCGTGATTATTAATTCTATCCGTATTATTCAAAATGGCTTGGCTATTTTGCACCACACGCTCGTTTGTAGCGGTTAGAGTGTTATTAATCGTTGTAAATCCGTTATCCACCTTAGATGTCAAATTAGAGATATTCGTAGTATTTCGTGTAACTCGTTTATCTAAACAATTTACATCCTTTTGAAGTTTTGCAATGTGTGTTCCATTTGTTTCAATCTCATCATAAGCTGCGAACAACTGACTTCCGTTTACTGCATCTAAACTGCTAGGGTCTACTCTCCCTGCACTTACGTTATGCAATTGTCTGTTGTAGTTATTAATTCCGCTGTATGTATCGCTTTTTTTGCTGCCAAAGGATACTACGCTATTAGGACTTTCACCTGCGAATACATGAGTTACCCCATTTAATACAACTTGTCGCACACCTACAGGACTATCGGTTTGGCTATTCGTTCCAATCGCCACGCTATTCTGAATAGGTGCTGATGCATTATTGCCAATGACTACTGCATCGATACCACGCACTACGCTATGTGTACCAACTACTACCGCCCCTTGGTTATCTACTATATTGTTAGCTCCCAATACAGTTTGTTCTTTATTGTTGCCTACATAGTTGTTATATCCAATCACGCTTGCTTGGTCTGCATCAATTGTTCCGTTGCCACCACCAATTACAACGCTATCATTCCCTGTTACTTTGTTATCACGGCCAAGTGCAATTGTATTTGTGCCTGTAACCACTGTATTTGCACCTACTGCTACCGAATTGTAACCGCTTACTACTGGTGCTTGTGTGTTAGGCTCTACTGGGCCTGTAACTACACCATTTGCAAACACATTGCCACCAATTACACCCATAATCATTGTTGCTAATACTAATTTATTCATATTTGTTTTCTCCTTTTACTGTCTACTTTCTGTCTTTCTACTGTCTTTTCTGTCTATCTACTGTCTTTTTTATTTACCTGTACTACCGAACCCATTACTACCTCTTTCTGTTTCGTACAATCGGTCTGCTTCTTCAACATCAGGCAATAATATCGGAACAATTAACAACTGTGCTATACGTTCGCCACGCTTAATCGTGTAATTCTTGCACGATACATTGTCATATACTGCACATATTTCCCCTGTATAATCGCTATCAATTACCCCCATGCTATTTGCCATTCGTAGCGGTGTCTTATGCATGCTACTACGAGGAACCAATAAACCAACATGAAAGTCAGGTATTTGTACCGCTATCCCTAGTGGTATTTTTTTCTGTGCATCTGCTGGTACTACAACATCGAACGGACAATATAGATCTAAACCAGCACTCCATTTACTACCTCGTGTAGGTAACTCAACATATTCATTTAATCTCTTTACTAACATTTATCCAATCACCCCATATTTTCGCTCTTGTTACTTGATTGCTTGTTAAATCTAATGCAGTCATTATCTGCCTATTTGTCATACCTTGCTTGCATAGTTCGATAACATCATCAATCAATTTGAATTCGTCTTGTATTGTTCTCTTCTTAGGTAGTCCGCTACCTTTACCACCTATAACCTTAATTGCCTCATTTGTATCAAGATTACCCCATACTACCGATGCTAACGCTAGCCAGTTCTTGCAATTGTACGGAATACCATATATTGATGTATTAACTGCCATTACTCAATCCGCTTTCTTTATACATTTCAAACCAATCATCCGCCCTCATGGTGATTAACCATTTAGCATTATTTTTTCGATGTGCCACGATTGGCATCACGTTTTTATGTTCGCTATCATGAATTGCTTGTGCCATTGCTTTGTCGATATTTAATGCTTGCACACGCTTTACTTCGATATGGATATTAGGTAGTCCAACACAATCGCTGGCATCACCTGTATTTCCACAATATTGTTGCGTTCTACGAACATCAAATCCATGTTCCTTGCATAGATTGGCAAATTCACGTTCACCTCTTGCACCTTTTTGTTTACTATTTATTGGCAACGATCATTCCCCCTACACATCTAACATTTTCATTAACACTTCAAGTAAAAAAGCTAATACAAAACTTATCACCATAACTAAAAATGTTTTAGCCACTGACCATATACTCACACCCAAAATTCCAACTAGCCATAGCACAAGTGCTAATACAAATGAAAAAGTAGCGATAAGTAATAGTGCCACTAAAATTCCATCTGCCACAATTAAAAGCTTTCTCATCTTTCCCCTTTCTAACATTTGTTTATGTGCATTTTCTAACTTCTAATCATTTACGCTACATCCATATTTAGCTTTACGCATTTTATGTCTAATTTTCTTTGCATTATTAACTATGTATGTATCAGTATCGTTACGCATCACATTACATTTCATTTCTTTTTCTTTATGTTTCTTATACATCCGATACATAGGGCATCTAACATGACACCCTACTTCTCGGAATGTACACCCCTTACATGGTGCATTCATAATCAATACCCCTATTTGTCGATGTAATCACTAATACGATATTGCTCGGTTTCCATAACTACATACGCACTATTTTCGTATCCGTGCCGTTTTTCCCATGCTTGGAACACTTTTGATAGTTCATCGCTTAATTCGTCAATGTGTTCATTTTTAACATCTTTCATGTAATTGTCTGACCATTCTTCGATTTCATCATCTAAATCGTAATCACACACATTCCAAATTACTCGTTCGCCGTCTATCTCTGGTACATATCGGTATGGATGACCGATTTCTATTGTTGTTTGCAACAATTCTTCTCGACTTAAAGCATCAAAATCACCATAGTTATATTCATTATCGACATAATCTAAGATGGCATCTTTAATACTGCCTTGTGGTTCACCTGCTATTTCATCGTCTACCCAGCAATATTTTGTTTTATCTTCAACCAGCATTGTTACACTCCTTTATTTCTTCTACTTCGATAATGCAACTTAGAACGGAATATTTTCACCTTGATTGGTGTTATCAAAACTATCAAAGTTACTACCACTATCAAATTCACCCTCTAATTTTCGCCCTACGAAATCAGCAACTACCTCTGTTACATACTTCTTTTGTCCGTTGCTATCCTCATAGGAACGTGTTTGAATACGGCCGTTTACTAGTAGCCTTTCTCCTTTCTTGCAATTGCCAACGGCTTCGCCTGTCTTGCCCCATGCTACGCAATTGATGAAAGCAGTCTGTTCTTTTGTTTCATTCGTTGCACTATCAATATATGTATTAGTCGCTGCTACTGTAAAAGTCGCTACGGCTCTTCCTGTTTTTGTGAAACGTAATTCAGGATCACGTGCTAAATTGCCTAGAATTTGTACACTATTCATTAAATTAACTTCCTTTCAATATTAATCTTGCCTTTGTATGTTCTTATCATGTCATGCATACACTCAAATTCTTTTGCATTCGCTTTCATTAACATTGACATTTGCTCTGTTGCTTCCTGCTCAGTTTCCACATTGAGTGGTATTTCGATTAGGATTGACATTTTGTGTTTTTTCTTCATTACTAGTACTCACTTATATAATTTGGTTCTACGTTGCACTCATCAACGCTCACATCGTAGCTAGGGTGAATGTGGCAATCGACTGTTGCCTCATCACGCATGATTTCAAGTAGGTTATCAATCTTTACCCTTGCTTGCTCCTCACTAGTTGCCAGTACTGTAAAACTAACATCGAATGATACATTCACGCTGGCTTCAAACTGTTTAATTCGTTCTTTCATCTATCCCCCTATTGCCTGTTTTAACAACGCTTTCCCTTTATCAGATATTTTGCTTTTGTTGATTATTTCTGTTACATCTACTGGTTCTTTTGCTACCTCTACCAAATTACCTGTAGCAGTCATTTCAATTTGCTTTTGACCTGCACCAATCAATGTACGTTCACGTTCTGTTTTTTCTCGTGCTTTCAATAATAAGTGATTATCCTTGATTGCATTAGCCATTCTTTGGCGGTGTTTCTCACGATCTATTAATTGCTCATAGCATTTAATAAACTGTCCCCTGCAACTTGCCTCATTATATTCATGACCCATTCTAGGGTCGAACGATGACCATATTGTTTTAGCAGCTTGTAAGGTTATCCCCTCTAAATGCTCCTTTCCATTGTCATAACCATAAGTGCCTGCTACTTTGATTACTTTCTCCCATGCAGTTTGTGCGGTTTCCACTTCATCATGCATATTCACATATGCACTTAATGCGGAACATTCCTCTCTCAACTCTGCAATGGTAGGCAAGAATTTACATTTGTTAATTACATTAGCTACTGCCTGCTCTAACGTAACAGGATTAACATCACCGAGCATTCTCACATATAACAGCATGCGTTCTTCTGACATATCAGTAGTGTACGCTAGCTGTAACATCGATAGTGCTTTCAGTGTCTGTTGCTGATTGTTCATTGCCATCACCCCCTAATTTACTCATCAAGTTATTAACAACGTTGATTGCATCTTCTTTACTGTTCTTATTTACAGGTTTTCGATTGTAGTTGTTACGTTCCCATGTTCGTATAGTAGCTTTCCAATCTTTCATCTTTTTCCCATTAGATAGAACCCAACCTCTTGCCTCTTGAAAGTCTATAAAGTATTCCGCATCAATATTGTTATTACGTTCAATGCAGTATGCTTTTACTTCTTCAAGCGTTGGTGGAGTAAAGTGTGTGCGTGTTGGTTGTGATTTATCACAGCCACTATATACACTATCCTTACCTATACTATCCTTACCTATACTATCCTTACCTATACTGTGGTAACCGTTGGTTGCCAGTTGGTTGCCAATTGGTTGCCAGTTGGTTGCCAATTCATATTCTTTTCTATCATTGATGATTAATTGCTTACGTTCATTTTCTAGTTGCGGATTAGGATTATACCTGTCTTTTCGCAAGCTATTGTGCATTCGCCAATGTTTTATAACAATCACACCACTATCAAATGGAATGGTGTATCCTTTGGCTTGCAACACTCTCATATCATCATCTTTAGCACCTATCACACGCATAATAGATTTAGGTGCATTGATAAATCCATCATCATCTGCATCTAGCAAAAGATGAAAATATAGCAGTTGGCTACTTATTGGCATTTCAAGAAATTGATCTGACTTGATAATGCTTTTAGCCATCATTCTTCGTTCGGCCATAAGCTAATCCTCATTCAATTTGCGTTCGATTTCATCTGTAAGATTAGGTTTATAAGCAGTTGCAATACTTGCCAATAAATCCAACACATGATTATCAGTGTTTACATCAGCCTCTAGTACGCTATCAACCATTGCATGGATTGCATTTAATTCGCTGATTATTCGACTATTAAATGTCTTATCAGCTTGGTCTTGTTGATAATACGCCATTCTATTTACAACAAATGCTCTAATCATGATTAATTCGTTCATATTCATCTGTCCTCTTTTCTACTTCCTCTAATAAGTGTTTGCGTATCTCTTTTGCGAACACTCCATGTGCTTGATTGTGGCATTGCATACACAAGCAAGCTAGATTTCTCAATTCACTTAAACCGCCTTGTGAACGAAACACTATGTGGTGGCATTGTTCCGCCCTGTAGCCACATATAACGCATTGTCCGTTATCACGTTCATAGGCTTGTTTTCGTGTTATGGAATATAATTTATTATCCCTTTTCTTTCTGTTGTTCACTATCCCACCCCTCTATGAGTGATTGAATGTATTCACTAGGTTCTAACTTGATACCTAGTTGTTCACATTCATCTGTTAGGCAATCAATCAATCGTGCCATTTCTGCAGTTGTATATACTGATGAACCGTGGTAACACATGATATTGTGATACCCCTTTATGCTTTTACATTCGCCAGCATCTTCGGCTAGCCAGCCAAGCCCATGACCTCGCCATATTT